GGTGGTCGCGGCTGTCCTCGCTTGCCCAGATCAGGCCGGCCAGCGCGTCGGCATGGTGGAAGACGGCATCGACCCGCAGCGAAGCCGGGCCGGTCGTCACCACGCTGGCCATGGCGGGACGGGGGAAGTTCACCGTCCAGAAGCGCGGGTCGAAGCGCATCATCCAGTCGGTCCGGTCGCGGTCCTCGCCGCGCGCCAGCCAGAAGCGCATTGCGCTCAACGGGCTGCTCCGCGGATGGCGCGGGCCACTTCGCGCGCCACCTGCCGGCCGCTGCGCGCCATGAACTGCTGGTCCGCGCCCTCGGGGGCGTTGACCGTCACCCGGATATTGATGGTGCCGGGCCCTGTGCCCCCCGGCATGGCGCGAACCTCGCCGGCGGCGGTTGGCACGAACAGTTCCGGTCCGCGTTCGCCCACCACATAGGCGCGCCCGCCCACCACCGGCCCGCCGGTGGCACGCCCCGGTGCCCCGCCGAACAGGCCGGCGACCAGGCCGGCCAGCTGGCCGATGGCCCCGCCCCCGGCCGGACCGCCGCCACCAAGGTTCAGCCGGATGGCGCTGGCGGCGATGTCGCCCAGCGCCTGCAGGGCCACGCGGCGCAGGTCTTCGAACCCGAAGCGGCCGGTGCGCACCGCGCGCACCAGTGCCCGCTCGACCGCGCTGCCGGCCGTATCGGCTCCGCGGACCAGCGGCCCGTCGAGGGCGGCACGCATCAGGTCCACGTCGCGGGCGAACGCGCCCGTGTCGGCGCGCACCCGCAGCACCAGCGTGTCCAGCTCATCCTCCATTGGCCGTCTCCCCCATCAGCCGCTCCAGCTCGGCCCGCCCCAGTGGCCGGTCCTGCGCCGTCTCGCCCAGCACGGCGCCCAGCGCCGCCAGCAGCTCCTCGGGCGTCGCCTCCCAGAATTCGGCGGGGCGCCAGCCCAGTGCCACCACTGCGGCGCGGAAAGCGGCGATCGCCGCCTCGGCGAACATGCTCAGCGTCCCTTGAGGATCTGGGCCAGCACCGACCGCGCCGGTGCCAGCGCCGCGGCCAGGCCGGCGGCCACCAGCGCCTCCCCAAAGGCATCGCGGTCGGGCCGTGGCTCCTCCTCGTCGAGGCAGTGCCACAGCAGCCCGGCCAGCTCGGCCAGGCCCAGCCGCCCCTCGGCCGCGCGATCGACCAGGCCGAAGAGCGGTCCCAGTTCAGCCTCGGCCGCCACCAGCCGGCTAAAGGTGGGGCGCAACCTTAAGGGCCGGCCTTCGAGCATGAGCTCGGCCTCGCCGCGCAGCGGGTTGGCGCTCACGCCGGCACCACCGCGCCCGAGGATTCCAGCGTCAGCGTATAGGTGCGCTCGCCGTTGAAGTCGCCGGCATAGTCCAGACGGGTCACCTGGAACCGGCCGCGCAAGCCGTCGCCACCCTCGAAGCGCACTTCATAATCATCGAGCGTTCCTGCCAGCGCGCTCGCCCGCACCCGCGCCTCGGCTGCCGAGCCGGTGAACACGCCCGCGCCGCTGATCGAGATCTGCTTGATGCCGGCACCGGACAGCAGCTCGCGCCACCCGTCCGAGCCCTTGTGGGTGATGACCACCGTGTCGCTGGTCACCGACAGCTGCGTCGTGCGCAGCCCCGCCACCGTCGCATAGGTGACCGGGCTGCCGCCGTCGCCCACCTTCAGCAGGAATGCACTGCCCTTCTCCGCCGCCATGGCCCTCTCCCTTTGCCTGTTGCCCTGTCCGATGCGTCACGCCGCCTGGGTGCGAGCGCGGAACTCGATCACGCCCCTGACCGGCTCTCCGGGCGCGCCCGCGCCATGGTCCATGGCCGAGCGCAGGAAGCGCAGCGTCACGAGGCGGTGCCCGTCCAGATCGCGGGTCAGCGCCGCCACGACCGCCTCGACCCGGCCCATGGCCTCCGCGCAGCGCAGGATGGCGCGCGGCGCCTCCCACACCGTCACCCGCAGCCGGTGCTCGCGGCCCTCATGAGTCTTGCTGCTCCAGTCGCTGACAATGTCGGGTCCGACCGTGAGGTAGGGCAGCGCAGCGCCCGGCGGCGGCTGGTCGAACACGCCGCCCATTCGCCCCGCCAGCCACTCGTCCGTCGCCAGCGCTGCCACGAGCGCCCGCTGCAGGGCCAGCGAGGCGGTCATGGCCGACCCTCCCGGGCGCCGGCCCGCGCTTCCTCCTGCAGCTCGGCCCAGCGTAGGCCCAGCCGGCCGCCGACGCGTCGCTTCAGGCCGCCCGCCGCCAGCATCAGCGCGCCCTCGCCAATCGTTGCCCGCGCAAAGGGCAGGTCGCTCGCCGCAAGGGCCTGGGCCCGCGCCAGTGCCGAAGCGACCCGCCGCTCGGCCGCCCGCTCGCCCGCCCGGCGGATCGCCGCCGCGATGCGCCCGCCGCTCATGCCGGCAGCTCCTCGATGAGAAGCCGCATGCGGTCCGGCTGGTCCGGTTGGGTCCGCGCCGACAGCACCGCGAAGGTCCGCTCGCCCCAGCGCAGCCGGCAGCGCGTGTCGACCTCGCCCGGCCGGATCACCGCCTGCATCCGCCGGCGCAGCCGTGTCGCCTCGCCGGCCGTCTCGCGATCCTCGCCCAGGTCGGCCAGCTCGGCCCAGACGGCGCGCACCACCTGCCAGCCCTCGCCGGCAAATCCGCCCGCACCGTCGGGAACGCCCGCCCAGCGCTCGACCATCAGCCGGGCGCGCATCCGCCCGGCCAGTTCGCCCTTGCCCATCCTGACTGCCTCCCCCGTCTCGGGTCTCAGACCAGCCGCGTGCGCCGCCAGGGCCGCCACAGCGCGGTCACCGCCGCGGGCGGCGCGCCCGCATCGGCCGCGTCGCGATGTGCGTGGAGGTGCGCCACCAGGCGCAATATTCCCTGGCGCAGCGGTTCGGGAATGGCGTTCCAGTCGCCACCCATCCCGGCGCGATAGCGCACGCGGGCGCGGGCGGAGCCGCCCTGGCCCATCACCCGGACTGCGCCTTCGCCATCGGGCGTGAGCTGCGCTGCCCACGCATCGGTGCCCAGCGGGGTGCCGGTACCGTCCGGACCCACCAGGTCCACGCCGTCGATGCCCGCGACCGGTGCCCGTGCCAGCCGCTGCCACTCCCCGTCGGCGCGTACCAGCTCGGCGACCGGCCTCTCGATCAGCGCCAGGCCGGTGAAGGCCTCGCACAGCGCGGTCGCGCTGCGCACCAGGCCCGCCAGCAGCGCGTCCTCGGCCGCGCCATCGATGCGCAGATAGGCGCGCACCTCGCCCAGCCCGACCGGCACCGCCGCCGGCTGCGTCTCGCTCACGCGCATCAGCGATCCTCCACGCGCAGCGCCAGCTGGCGCTCGTCCACCTCGCCGTCCGAGAGCGTCACCCGGCAGGCCAGGCGATAGACCCGCCCCGCCGCCCCGCCCTCCACGGTCGCCCGCGCCACCGCGCCCTCGATGCGGCTGGTCACCACAGCCAGGCCGCCAGGCTCTGCCGGTGTCGCGCTCCAGCTGGCCGCCACGATCGAGCGCCCCGCCAGCAGCCCCTCGGCGTCCCAGTCGAAGCCATACTCGACCCGCGCCCCCGGGTCCTTGAGCAGCACGCCCATCGAGCCCCTCCCTCAGGCCGGGTTGCCGAATTCGACGTCGAAGGCGGCGAAGTCGACCGTGCCGCCTGCGCTCAGCGCCTGCGCCGGGCAGGTCGTGACATAGAGCAGCCGGCTGCCGACATGGTCGAGCAGCGCGATGTGATCGGCCGTGCCGCTGGCGGTGACCGCCACGCCGGGCTTGGCCGCCACCGTCACCCGGCGGCCGTCGATGACGCCCGGACCGGTCGTGAAGTCGCCGGCGGCCAGCGCCACCTCGGCCAGCATGGCCGCGTTCGCCGCCGCAAAGCTGGCCGGCTGGCCGGGGACCGCCACCATCCGCGTTGCCTGCCGGATGACGGCGATTGCCGCGTCCAGCACCTCCGCGCTCACTGCCTTGCCCATCGCCTGCCTCCTCGTTTGTGGTCAGTCGCGCTCCACCGGGCGCACCCGCGCCTCGGCCGCGACCGGAAGGATGATGGCCGGGTCGGCCGGACCCGGTGCCGGGCGGAACAGCAGGCCAGCCTCGACCGCGCGCAGCGGCACCCGGCCGCCCGCACCCGCCAGCGCACCGCCCGCCGGCGTAAAGGCCAGAGCGCCCGCCGCCCCGTGCAGCGGGATGCGCCCGCCGGCCCCTGCCAGCGATGGCGCGTGGCCCGTCAGCGCCCCCAGCTGGCCCCGCGTCGCGCAGCGGCTGCCTGCCGGCTCCAGCATCGCCATGCCCAGGTCGCCACCCGCCCAGTCGTCGAGCGCCGGGTCGAGCGGCGCGCCGCGGGCGAACAGCCCGGCACCGGTCACGCCCACGAACACCGCATCGGCGATGGTATAGCCTCCGGATGCGCCCACCGACGCACCGCCGACGAACACCCGCGCCGTGGTCCCCTCGATACGCAGCTCCAGCTCGACCGGCAGGCTCAGCGCCAGGCCGCCGATCAGCGCCACCCTCTGGTCGCTGCTGCTGCCCACCCGCTTGAACAGCTCGACGCTGCCCGCATCGATGGCGCGCAGGCCGATGAAGTTGGTCAGATTGACCACCCGGACCGCCACCGCCGCGCAGGGATTGGAACCGAAGGCCATGACGCGCGCGCTGGCCGCATGGTCGGCCACGCCCAGGTCCACCCGGCCCACCGCACCCGAGCTGGTCGTCGAGCGCAGCTGCCCCGTGCCGTTCAGCTTGAGCGACGACGTCGAGGTCAGGCACTCCCAGGTCCGCCCGCCGGTCGTCGTCGTGCGTCCGTGCAGGTTGGCGGTGCTCGCACCCGTGAAATCCTCGCTTGCGATGATGGCCATCGGCATCTCCCGCCAGCCTGACTGTCGTGCCCCGAACGGCGCGGGGGGCCCCCCCCCCCCCCGGGGTGGGGGGCCCCGCCCC